TCTGCCCACAGGGCACTATCTCGACCTGAACGAGGGCAGCGGAGAGATCTCGGTGCTCTTGCCTCCCGCTACCGGCTCGGCTTCTGACTTCGCGGCTTCGATCCAAGGGACCCTCAACGCCTCCACCTCAACGACTCGCACCTACACGGTCAGCTATAACCTCGCGACTTCTAAATTCACGATCTCAGCCTCGGGAACCTTTGCGATCCTCTGGTCTTCGGGCAGTCACGGAGGAGCCTCGGGGCTGAATCCTCGACAGTGGTTTGGATGGGGGATCAACCCCTCGGACACGTCATCCGCTACGAGCCACACCGCACCCGAGAAGAGGTATGGCACGGAGCTATGGATCACCTTCGACCTCGGTAGTGCCAAGACGGTCGACGCGCTCGCCCTCGTGCTAGAGGCTGGCGAGACCGTGGACATCAACGCCGCGAACTACAGTAGCGTCCGGGTCTATGCGAACGCGACCGATCTCGGACCCGTGAACCGCACTTATTGGGAATCTGGAGCTTCAAAGAAGCTGAGCTTTAGCTCGGTCCCGACCGAGGCAGAGAACACGATCCAAGTCGCCTTTGACTCAGGCGGCGGTGCTGCTATGACCTATCGCTACTGGGCCTTCTCTTATCGCTTCTTTGACGAGGATCCCTATCACGCGGTCGGGCTTCTCAAGGCGCTCAAGAAGTACACGAGCACCGAGAGGCAAGTCACCGAACTTTCGGGGCACGGGCTAGTCGATCCGACTCAGGCTCTTCAGGTCGGCAACTACTATCCAGCTCAGGACCTGATTCACTGGATAGCCCCCCTTAACTTCAACGCTTGGGAGGCTGCAACCTACCGAGACACGGTGCAGCGTGTAGTCCGAGAGGGGCGGTCTCGGGGGCTGCTCTGGGGCTTGCGGTGGGACAAGATCGCAGACGGAACCTATACGGCTCAGAGCGAGGCCGACAAGGGCTTCTTGTTTTGGGGAGCGATTACAAACTACGGTCAGGGCACCTATAGCGGGGCAGGCTCTACGGGCTACATCTCCGGCGAACTCACGATTCAACAGGTTCGCTGATGTCTCTGCGGAAGCCGATTGACTGGACGAAGCCAGATCTGAGGATCGCCTATCTTGTCGAGGGGATCTTCCTGGCTCCCAACAACACCTCAGCGCCCCACTTTGTCCGCTGGTGCGGCCCTCCTGGGCGCACAGGGAGTGGGATGAGCGCATATGCGACCCTCGGCCCCAACTCCTTCCCTCCGGCGCAGTCACGGCCCGGAGAGACGCCCCTGGCACCAGTTGCCTGGGAGGCTCGGCTGACCCGTGGGCGCTATGATGCTACCCTCGGGGATCTGTCGCAGACGGTTCAGGCTCTATCGGATGTCACTTGCACAGTAACCCTCGGGGACGACGACAACGCGAGCGCCTTTCTCTCGGTCGATGACTTGAGAGACATGGCCCAGCGGGGACGGTGGCGCGGCCAAAAAGCTCGGCTGATCCTCGTAGACATGGACGAGATCGAACGCTTCGAGGTCGTCGTGGACGGGACCTGGGACCGAGACCCCGACTCGATTGGTCACCGCAGCTTCAAGATCACGATTAATGCGGACGCTTCAGTGGCTCCTTCTCGGCGATACCTGACAGGGCAGGTTCCCGACACGGTGGACAACTTCCAGGTCGCAAGCTACTCGACCTCAACGTGGATCCAGAGCCCAAACGGATCTGCTGTAAATCCCTTTAGACTGAACCCCAACCTCACAGGAAAATGGTGCCCTGAAATCCTCGGAGGCGCGGGCAATGATGAGGTCTGGAGAGAGATCGTCCCCTACGGGATTATAAGCACCCAGAGCTTCGCTTGGGTGTCGCCCCGATACGATCAATTCTGCTACGACATTGTGTGCGAGACAGACAACGGGCTGCTCAAACTTAGCGCGACCGGAGCCCACGTGATCCGCGTGTTCAACAACAACGACCCGACCAGGGGGCCGACCGGCACCTGCGTCAATTTCACCACGCCCTCGGGGTTCAATTGGGACGGGCACGCATCAAAGACTTACCGCGCTTTCGGCAAGGTTGCGGGGGGGCGGCCCGTGCTTCGCCCCCCAGGCTATTCGGACATCGGCTATACGGGCAATCCTGAGCTTGGGTCAAACGTCCCAGCCGGAGGAGAGGCGACACCGAGCAACCCATCGCCATCGCCTAGTAGTGGGTCTGAGGTGCAAAACGCCTTCAAGGATTTAATCGTAGACGGGCACTTCCTGAACATGCCGAACATGCTCCACCCGGACGCGGTGAGTGATCTCATGGTCTTCATGACCCTCGCAGGACTCCCTCACCGACGTAACGCCTCACTGCCTCAAGAGCTGCCGAGCAAGCCCCTCACCTACCGAGAGGTCTTTATGCCGCTAATGCTCTCGATTCCTGCCGACCTCATCCTCAAGCGAGACAACTCCGACCCCCTAGGGACTCGCAAATTCTACGCGGTGGTCCGGCAACAGCCTGGAACCAAAGCAGACCACACGATCACGATTGGAGACCTCGCGAACGCTTCGCTTCCTCCTCGGGTCAAGCAGCTATCTGATCCCGATGGGTACTACTCCAACGACACTACGATCCAGACCGAGGAATTTTTCACAGCTCCAATCGTCGGGACGACTGACGGCGACGAGCTGACCCCGACGAGCCAACAGGTAGCCGAGATTGTGAACACAACCGAGCAGAGCTTCACAAGAGAAGCAATCGACGGAGAGCAAGAGCTGAAATTCTTTCGGTATGACACCACAAGCGGATTTCGAACCTGGGCCTCAGTGGTTGAGAGGGAGCGCAGCCGGCCCCAAGTCGTGCTTGAGGCGACCCTCGGCACGCCTCACATCCAAAGGGAACTCGGAGATCGCGTGCAATTTGACTGTCCTGGGGTGTACGATGGCCCCGGACATATCCGGTCAATGCGAGTGGACCTTGACGCGATGGTCGTCACGATCCGAAGCTACCATCAACCGACCGCTTCGGTGGTCACTACGACGAGCACAGTGAACGACAAGGCGCTCGTCGAGGTTAAGAAGAGGAGAGGCTGATGCCCGGCGGAATCTCATATATTGGCGACCTGACTATTCAAGAAGATGGCGGTGAGATCACCTCGCAGGCCATCGGAGACAAGGCGCTCAAGACTACAGCGGCAGACGCTGACACCCTTGAGGTGAGCAGTTCGACAGGGAAGCTCCAGATTAAAGAAGCCGGCAGCTCCAAGGCCAACGGTGTCGGTCGAGACGACATGAGCAAATATGCCGGCTTCTGGCTTAAGGGAGCCTTGTCGGCCACTCGGACGGCGGGCGGAATGCTCGCCGTCGAGAACACATATGGCAGCGACCTCATCGTCACTCGTGTGATCATCTCAGTCACGACGCAATCTTCCGCAGCGTCTTCGTCTAGCGTCGGCATCGCAGCCAACGCGACGACAGCCTCAGACACCCTCCTAGACGACTTCGACTCGGGCGGTCAGGGTGTCTATGACAACCTCGACAACAAGGGCACCAACGGCAAGGCCAAGGCCAAGTGGGGCACGGGCCAGTTCGTGACCGGCTCGGAGTCCACAGGCAATATCACCGGCATTGTCGGCACCTACGCGATCCACGCAATCGACATGAACTAACACGGGCCGGCTCGCGAGCGCCGGACCCACATCGCCATAGGAGACTCGATGGCACGCTTCCTCCCCGTATACGTCAACACGACAGCTTTTGAGGTCACGCTCTCAACCAGCGAGGCCGGCACGGCAACGAAGATCACCGATGCGGCGGGCAACGGCTGCGCCGGGGTCCTCGTCAGGGGCGTCGTCGGCAATCTGGCCTCTAGCGGTGGCAAGGTCACAGTCAACATCTACAATGGCGCGGCCACAGCGACAGCCGTTCAGCAGTACAGTGTTGAACTGGACTTCACGAGCACCACTGAGACAAGTGACACTCAGGAGCCGGGGATCCCAGTCTTGACTGACCCCTACATCACGATGACCGCAGACTCGACGGCTAACGGCAAGGACTTTGCTTGCATTGTCTACCTCCAGAAGATCGCTGTTGACTAGCTATGGCGAACACCGTCAATCAGCCAGACGGTACGTCCGTCTCGCCCAAGAATCCTCCAGCCCCAGCGGCGGGCGGGGGAGACAATCTTTGGGTTGAGGCGTACTCGGTCAACTGGGCGGCTCAGAGCGTCCACGACTTCTCCTCTACGGCCACCCTGGCTGTCGGAGGGGTCACTTGGACCGCGCTCAATAACAGTGCGGACATCCAGACCAACGGACTGAGAACTGACGGGTCGAACGGGCTCTGCATCTGGCCTGATGGCTCGGAGCGGATCTGGGATAGTCGAGTTGATGCACCGATCGTCTCTGTGCTTCTTAAGGATGCGGTCGGCGCTGCTAAGACCTACGCGATGAACAAGCAAGCGGTCTGCTTTCAGTGTACGGCGACAGCCTCTCAGGACATCTCAAACAACTACGACGCCTTCGGGGCGATCTTCATGAACTCAGAGGTCGGGACCAGCAACGGAAACGCTCGCTATCTCAACGTGACCGGGCTCTATGACGGCGGCACTCGGGCCAACCTAGCGTCGAAGATGCACACGGGGAACCTCCAGTACAAGACCAGCACGGGGATCGCCCAGTCTGCTCGGGACTTCTTCCAGATCATTATTTGGCCTGGGCCTAACTACATCGCTTCGATCTTTGGGTCGGTCGGTGACATGCCAGCAGACGGAAACTTTCCTGACCCCAACAACTTCACCCCGACCCTCCAGGCATCGGCCCCGTTCTCTACGCTCAACGACAGCTCGGCCTTCACCTTGGCGAACGCTCGGTTCGGAATGTCCTGCGCTGCGGAGCGCGGCTCGGCCCCTGACGCAAACCCGATCTTCTCTAAGTGTCGGGTGCTCTACATGGATGTGCTCTGATGGCAAATACAGTTAAGCAACCTGATGGCTCCTCGGTCACCTCAAAGAATCCGCCTGCCCCGGCGTCGGCAAACCCCGATCTCTGGACTGTAAAGTACGAGGCCGATCTGACAGACCAGAGCGCCTTCGACTTCAAGACCGGAGCCGCTTATGTGGACATTGAGGGCGTTCGATGGGACGCGGGTGACAAGGCCAACGCGAGCCTCCTCGCCCTAAACTCAAACGGTCTTCAGATTACCCCAAGCTCGGCCAGTAAGCTCAAGGCAGCAACGTGGAGTGCTCCTCGGATCGCGGCTCGCGTCGAGCTTCTTTACCCGGCATGGGACGCCCTCGACACCGTTTGCTTCCAGCTTTTGTCCACATCCAGCGCGACCCTCTCAAATGAGGACGAATACGGGCTTGTCTTGGGAACAGCTGCCCTTGTGCCCACTGCGGGCGCGATGTTTTACACCCTGAGCCACACCTACAACTCTGGGGTCAAGGACAGCCTATACGGAGCCCACGTCAACACGGGGTCATCCGCTGACTACGCCGCGACATCGGGCGGTAGTCTGCTTGAGCTGACGCTTTTCCCTGGAAACGGGGTCTCTGCTCTCAGTAGCGGGTCAGCTTTCGTGGATCCTTTGACCGCGACCGGTGGATATAAAGCCTTTGGAACAATGGCGAAGCTTCGGGCAATCGGCCCAGCGAACGCGCTGTCTCTTGAGCCTGGGAACACCGGCAATACAGACGCCTACGTTCAGATCTACGCGGGCCGAGCCTCCTCTGGCTCTGGCTTTACTGCAACGACGACCAAGTTCCGAGTCCTGGTCAAGAAAAGGAGCCTCTGATGTCTCTGACAGCCAATGAAGCCTATCTCGCCGCAGCCGCGATCTTTCCTGAGCACGACGGCAGGCGCTTTGGTCTTTCGGGCGCTTTTGATGGGGGGTGGAAAGTTTCACTCACCGACGCGGGCGGGAGGGTGTTAAAGGTGATTCTCGTCGACGCTGATGGTAATGCAGAAGAGGCCCCCGCTGGTCCGGCTCAAGTGTCGGGCGCTGTCGGAATCAATGACTGAGGAGGGCGGTGAGATGGACAAGATCAAGGAGCTGATTCCCTGGATCGTCACCCTGATCTTCGGAGCCGGGATCATGGCGCAGTCTATCGTGGGTTCGGCTGCGGCTGTCGCTGACTTGTCTGCTGACCTTGAGGAGCATGAAGACCTTAAGGGCCACCCCGTAACGGAGGAGCGCCTAAGCACTATCCTCCGCGAGCAGCAAGCTATCCGCACAGAGCAGTGGAATCAGGCTCAAAGCCTTGCAGCTATCTGCGCTGCTACGGGAGCATCTTGCAGCATTAGATCCATCGTAGAGTAGGGGCGAGCAATGGAAGAGTTTGGCGGGCTGGGCGGGTTGAGCGCGACGGGGATCCTCGTCGTAATGGTCCTCAAGGTCGTTCTCGACTACTTGCAGAGCAGAGACGAGGCCGAAAGCAAGGCCGACAAAAGTGACGACCGGAAGTCTGAACAGTGCGACGAGTTTGACGAGCAGCTCAAGCTCATCCGAGCAGCCCAGGCCCGGACGGCTGCGAACTGCGAGAAGATGAGCGAAGTGCTCGGAGCAAAGGATGCAGATGGCCTCCCTTTGGTCTACACGCCTCGGTCTCTGACAAAGAGCATCGAGTTCCTCGCGACATCCGTCACCAGGCTCTCAGACGAAGTGACCAAGAAGTGATGCTCCACCCCATCCTCCAGAGGGTCAAAGAGATCGGCGGCAAGGTCTTCACGTCTGGAGACTGGAACCTCAACCTCGTCGGCATTCGGAACCCGAGCGGCACCCCCAACAAGTTCGACGACGAGATCCACGCGATCTACAAGGACGGCGGGCAGTGGGTCGACCGCTGGTGGCGGGTGACGACGGACCCCGGCACCTACTGGCTGGAGCACCCGATGAACAAGCTCGGGACGGCTGCGGTCGTGGCGGATCGCCAGTACCCCGGACTCTGGAAGCTCGGCAAGCACAGGGGCAAACATGAGGGGCTCGTGCAAGTCGGTGAGGTGGCTGTCCATCGCGACGACAACGAGGACGCCAAGGTGGACTACCGAGAGGACAACATCCAGACCGGGCTCTTCGGGATCAACGGGCACCGGGCCAACGCAACGATGACCTCAATCAACGTGGATCGCTGGTCCGCCGGTTGCATGGTGTGGGCTGACCCCCACGACTTCGACTGTGCTCTGCTTCTCTGCAAGACCCAGGAGCGGGAGCGGGGCTGGTCGACCTTCACCTTCACGCTGTTAAATGGCGGCTGGTAACGACGACGAACTTGGTGAGCTGATGATCTTGACCGCGATCTCGGCGGTCGTTGTCTCGCTCGCTCTCCTGCGCTTTTGCGGGCTCGGTTGATATTTTTCAGAAATCCGCAAAAGGGGGTTGACCACAGTTTCGGGGTGTCCTATTATTTTCTTGTTGACGGGCACTGAAGCCCCGAGAGGACAAGACAATGAACATCCGAACCGAGAAAAAGTGCCGTTGCGACTATGACCTTGCCCAGGGCTGCCCCGCCAACCCTGACCGCATCTACGGCAACGACGGATCCGTGGGCCTTTGTGAGTCCGGCGACGAGTCGCCCTGGTCCCCCGACGGACCCGGGGCACACCGCGAGGATCCTCCTTACGCCCCCTCGGTCGCACAGAGTGGACGGATGCTTCTTAGGGTCGCCCTAGCGGTCGCCCCCGAGGCCCGACGCCTTGACCTGATCGCCCAGGTCGGAAAGGGCCTTCTTGATAGCTTAGACCGGCCTCTTAAGCATGTTCCGCTTGCCGAGATCGAGCACACAAAAGGGATCCTTTCCTGGCTTCGGGATCAGTACAGGGAAGAGCAGAAGAGCGAGGGATACCAAGCGGTTATCGCTTCCGCAATCGCCCGGGGTCGAACGGCTTAGGGCAGCAACTAGGCAACACAACACACCCCGAACCCGGCGGGCAAACCGGGCAGGAGGACAAGGCGATGAACAACCGAGCGGAACAGATTAAGGCCGAGATTGACCGAGCAAAATGGCCGAAAGAGCATAAGGAGATGGCGATCAAGCTTCTCCTCGACGGCTGGGTCCGGGATAACTGCCCGAACGCAAGCCCCGCCGACGCCGCCGAAGAGGCGCTCCAAGAGGCCGAGGCGACTCTTGTTGATGGGTGGGAGCGGGTCCAATGGGGGGCGCACTGCCGCGACCAGATCGGCCCCCTTACCTCCCCTGGCTTGATGCAACCAAAAGACCTCCTCTACTAACTCGACACTGGCCCCGCTTCGGCGGGGCTTTTGTCGTTCTGGGGGTCGAGTTGCTAGTATGCTGGGCGCACTCACCCCCCGGAGGTCTTCCATGCAAAAGTTCGTCAGTCGTAAACTACTCCTCACCCTTCTCGCGATCTTGCTCGTGGCTGGCTCTGACCTTCTCGGGCTCGGGCTAGACGACGAGAGCCTCAGCGCCATCGTAACGATGGTCCTCGGCATGGTAGGGGCGCAGGGCCTCGTTGACACCGCAGAGGCCATTAAAACGGGCCACAAGGCGTCTGAGGCTGTCTCTGACGTGAAGGAGGCGATCACCGATGACGAGTAAGCACGAGAAGCGGCTACAGTCCGAGCGAAAAGCCGCTCAGTTCCTTGAAGAAAACCACCCGAAGCTCGCGGCCCTCTTTGAGGATGTCGTGGTGGACCTGGGCAAGGAGTGGGTCGGGCTCCCCAAGGCGCAGCTCCGCGCCCGTCAAGCTGCCGAGATGGCCTATCGTCTCGACAAGATGGCCGACTTCTCTGGCTTCTCGCCTATTGTCGAGGCTCTTGATTTCTTCGCGTTTTATCTCGGCTCACTTGCTTTCCTGGGCATCGTGGATGCGGTCGAGGCCGCAGCTCGGCGCAAGAAAGAGCGAGTCGGCAAGCTCAAGAAGCGACTAGAGTT